GTTGCCATCGGTGCGCTGGTAACCTTGGTGCAGTTTGTGAGCCACTTTGCGCTTGAGTTCGGGGCCTGCTGGGTCGCCATAGATGATCCAGCGGTCTATCAGCCAGCACTCTTCGTCTTTGCCCCAGCCCCACACGCGGCCTTCGTAGCGGTCATCTTGGGTATCAATGCCACCGGTGAGCGCTACTACTCTGTCGGGTACTTGCGGGTAAACTTCCCGCCTGCCGTAGATAGCTTCCCATTCCAGCTTTTCGCCTAGCTCGTCTTCCCACGTTTCGCCCAACGTTGTGTTAACAAACGTTTTTAGCTTGGAGGGCGACCCTTTAGCCTTGAGGAAGTCGCGCACAATGCGCTCCCAGGTGGTAAAGGGGCTTAGCACTGTCCAGAGGTAGAACGTGATGCTGTCCGGCGTTGGGATTGGCTCATGTAGTGCGCTAAACCAGTCGATGCAGTCTCGGGTCCATATCCCCGTTTCAGAGCAGACCCAAACGCCATCTTTAATGCTGTGCTCTCGGCTTTCGTCCTGCAGCTCATGCTGCTTGATCATGCAGCCATTATGCTCACAGAGGTAAAACGCGGTTTCCGGCTTGCCTTCATCCCACTTGATGCCAAAGCCTGCACCCTGCCCGCCCCACTTGAGTATTTGTTCCTCCCCACAGTGCGGGCACGGCACATGGAAGTTGAGCTTGTGCGGTGACTCTTCGGCAGCGGCTTCGATTTGGCACTGGCCGCGCACCTTGGGCGTTGAGCCACGAATCGACTTAGGGAAGGTGGAGCCTTCTAGGCGCCGGTCACCCAGCATCGTGGGTGAGCCTTCTTTCTCGATGTCTTCATCAAAGGCGGCTAGCTCGTCATAAATCACCACGTCTACCGATTTTTCACGGTAGTTACGCGCGGCTTTACCGCCGTGCACGAACACTTGCTTGCCGTTAGAAAAGCGCTTAGCGCTGAGGGTGTTGTCCCGGTGTTTCATGCCATGCCAAGGCGCTAGGTCCAGCACCACCGGCACGTCTCGCACCATGGTCTCCACGTGCGATTTCATGAACGATTCAGCGTCAGTATCGGTAGGGCTGAACGTCAGGATGTTGCGCTTTTTGTGCTCCAGCATGTAGCCCAGAGCGGCTAGCAGCATCTTGGTGTAACCCAGGCGCGCTGACTTGACCACGTTAATGGTGCGGATCTCGTCGTTGCCCATCGCATTGAGGATGGCGATCTGAAACGGCAGCGTGGTCCAGCGTCCTTCGTGATAGCTCGATTCAGACGATAGATAGAAGTTTTTGTCTGCCCACTCCACCGCTGTCAGCGGCTCTGGCCGGTACAGCGCCAACAGTCCCTGCCGTACCGAGCGCCGCCACTCTTTAAGCTGTTGTGTCGAAACTATCGCAGTAGTCATCCAGCAGCTCCGGCAACATATTATCGAGCCCGCTGGCTTGGTTACGGGCGCGTGCTAGCTCCCGCATCAGAGTGTCTAGGTGTCGAGTCTCTAGGTCTGGGTGCTTGCGCTTCATGGTTAGCGGCAAGGTGTCGAGGATGGCAGCGATCTCTGCCGCGACCTTGGATAGAGTGAAAATGGCGAACTCGCTAGGCACCACCTTGCGCGCTGCCAATTCGTTCTTCTGCTGCTGGCCAATGCGGCGCTCTTTCGTCAGCAGGTACTCTTCCTGCTCGCGCTTGTGATCGAGCAGCGGATCAAAATCAATCCCGTCATCAGGTTGCGATAATTGTTGTTTCGCTTCCACTTCCGCCAGCTTCGAATCCAGTACTGAGCGGCAATCGAAATAGACGCTTCTGCCTATCTTCGCAACGGGTTTAATTCCCCACTTATCAAAGGCTTGAACGCTAATCCCTAGGCTAGCCGCCATCTGGCTTTTGTTCAGCCAGTAGGGCTCGGGCGATGGCTGTCTGCTGGCTGACATCTAAACAACAACCTCGCCTTAGAAAATTCTCATAAATAGCCGAATTCTGCGGCTATGTTCCCCCGTACTCTGCATGCGCCTGCCCAGGAGGACCCGCCGTTTTTTGCACCAAAAATGTGCATTTAGCCATCAGGGGCAGGCCATTGATCCGATTTGCCAAGATTGCAGGATCGGCACAGAAGCTGTGTATTCTCTTTTGAGTGTTGGCCACCCTTGCTGAGAGGTCGGATATGATCCAGCTCAGGCGCAGCGTTCGCTGTGGTCCCGCGTAACACCTCAGGGGTCGGAACGTTGCATAATGCGCATTCCCAACCATCACGCTCAAAAACTTCAAAGGGATCAAATGCACCAAATGCCTTACGCCCTGCTCGCTCACTCGCTCTGCGGGCAGCCTTCGCCTTACGCTTTAATGACTGACTGGCTGCAACGGCACACTGATCAGAGCATAGCCGCGACTTATTCCCGTACAGGCGTGAAAAAATACAACCACACTGCTGGCAATGGATCGGCTTTCGGCGTTGGCTCTTTTTAACTTCCAGCTTTTTTGACCTAGCTCGACCAACTTCTAAGCGGCAGGATATAGAGCACAGCTTGACGCCTCTGCGTGAGGCAAAACGCTTTCTACAATGTTCGCAATTATGATAAGTAATTCGGGTATGCGGCCCTGCACGCAGAGGGCTGTAAGCTTCAGAGCAAGATCGGCTGCAGAATGTCTCGCCTTCACCTTTAGGTCGCTTAGTGAAATAGCTTTTCTGACAGTGCTTACATTTGTAGGGACCGCGTCCCTCAGAGCTTGGCCTCGCACCATTGGCACACCGCCTACTGCAATAAAGCTTCGATAGCGCTTCAAAAGGCCTGAGGCTAAATGTTTTCGCGCACGCGTGGCAGGACCAGTCAACACGCTTCTTTTTTCGGCCTTTGATGCCAGATGTCTTTTGCTTGTCTCGTTGTTGCCGCTGAAGGTCTCGGCACTGCTTGGAACAATAGACACGCCTGCGGCCTCTCGACGGCTGAACAAGGGTAGCGCTGCAAGTAATGCAGCACCCTGCTGACTGTTCTTTGCTCATACGACTTATAGCCCCTAGCTATCGTCACCTTCGCCGCTCTGGATAATATCAGCAACCGCCGCCCGATCAGCATTGAACCGGCGGCGCAACGCCTCATACTCAGCCAGCAGCAGCAAAAGGCCACGATTGCTATTGAGGATCAGCGTTGGCGCGGGTAGCTCACTGGTTAGGTGTGCGGGTACCGTTGGGCAGTCGCACAGAACCACGGGCGCTGGGCTGCTGGAGCTCGCGCAGCCAGTCAGTAATACCAGTAGGCAGATCACCATCCAGCCATTCACGCGCCTCAGCATCAGTCTCTCCCAGTGATTGGAGCGCCGCCGTGCTGGCGCGTATATCGTCAGCAATGATGGTTAGCGCTCTATCTCGCTCGGCAAGCGCGTCGTTCAGCGTTTGGATCTGCTGGCGCTGGAACTGCTGGTGGCGCTTGAGTATCTCTGCGCGGTCGTTCGCATGCTCGGCCTGCATCTCTGCACGGTCGCGCTCAGCTGCCACCCGCTGCGTGTACTGATACTGGAATGCAGAAAGACCTATCAGCACTGCTAACAGCCAGGGCGTGACACCACCCAGCAAGCGGCCAATCATTTTAGCCACCTGCCGATGATCTTCTCGTATAGCGCGTCGATGCGGTCACGCACCCACTCAACGCCTAAGAACGCGATAGCTGCGCCTATAGCGATTGCCATATCTTGCGGCATGCCCAGGTACGCTAGCAGCGGCATTAACGCCAATGTAAGAAACCCGCACAGCACCGCTTCCAACAAACTCTTCATGGGTCGGCCTCCCGCATGGATGGCGCGCACCAGAGCGATCAGCATTGCCAGACCCGCCGCGTAGATCTGAGGCCACAGGCTCAGCACTACGTTTAACAGCGCCTGCCAGTTGTTAGGGTCTCGGTTGGGCATTGCGTCAGGCTCTTTATTTGAGTGCATGTTGGCCACCTCAGCGGCCGATAGTGTTTAAGAGGCGCGGCGCTTCAGTAGCGCCCGCTCGTACCAAGTCTTGTCGGCGTCACACAGCACGCCCTTCGCCCGCTGGTATTCATAAAGCAGGCGCTCCAATGAATATTCGTGCTGGCCATAACCGGCCCCAGGCAGTGACGCCCAGATATTCCGGCACCGATGGATAGCGTCAGCAATGCGCCCCTCTTGAATCATCAGCAACGCCTTCTGCTCGCGTATCTGCTGGATTGCGCAGCGATCTTGGCTCAATGGGCCAAAATCCGGCAGGCTTAGCTGATCTCGATAATGGTTCCAGTACCGGCTTAGCTGCTGATAACGCCCTGCAGCGGTTGAGCTAAGCCCCTTCCGGATTTTTACCAGCTTGCGAGGGTGGTCGGCATAGCCATCCATGAGGATCAACTTGCCGGGTAATGACCCAACGATGACCCGATACCCGTTATCGGTACGCAGGTCGCTCAGCA